GTGGAGAATATGTAACGGTTATCGTTTGATTACCGGTGGTGATTAATGATACCGGTGGATCCAACGGCGCGTAGATACCTTGACCCTTTGGCCATGCTGATGCCTTCTGAGCACGAGCATGTTGTACTATGTTCCACACACCACTTGCAGCTCCAGTATACGCAGTACCATTGGTGCTTATTTTGGTTGCGGATAGTATCCCACCGAAGTATCTATTACTCATGTAAACCTTATAAGATCATACCGTTATATATAATAATATTTTTACGACAAAATATTATTATATATAACGGTGAAGCTAAGCTTCACCGTTAATAATTAAAATGTTATTGTACCTGGTGTAAGTTCTTTACTTGCCAGCTTATCAATTGGTTCCAATGTACCTACAATCTGTTTTTCTTCTAAAAAACTCATAAAATGTGGTATTTTAATTTTTGCAAGCTCAGCCTCAGTAACATCTATGTAGATGTAGTTGGCTTGTGGTAATAGATTAAACGCGTCAATATACTTCATGTTAACTCCAAAATTGTATTAATGTTTGCACAACGTTCTGCGCTTGTGTTACTACGGTAGTTTTCCAATTACTAAGTTGTAATCTAGCTATCCCGACGACTCCGATCCGCATACCAGTATACTTAAATATATCTGTAAACTTATTAGCAATTGCTCCAACCCTTACCGTGTTTAGTCCGGAGGAACCTCTAAGTGGCCACACCTTACTAATATATCGAGAATTAGTTGTGTTTCCAGATATTCTCGGTAGTAATGCACCAGTGGTGTTTTTAATTACTATAACGATATTAGTACTAATCACGCTAACTGGGCGCACACCGGTTGCTTTTTTACCACCTAGTGGTTGATACGATGATGTTAATAGCGCTTTATAGCTAGACACCCCAGGTAACATAGTGCTGCTATACTTAGTAATAAACGATAACGAGGTACTAGTGGCCCCAACTATCGAGGGTTCACATCCAGTAAATCTACGCAGCACATTTGTTAACCCTATAATTTTATAATAGGATGACAGTGCAGGTGAGCGCAACCCAGTGTATACAAAAGCCACAGATATAGTGCTATTGGACTTGCCAACTTTTATTGTATGCATTAAGCCTGCCCCGATGTAGGGGCAGTAGTTTGCCATACTTGCTATCATGCGGGTATAGTAGCTTGCCCTAAGGTGTAACCTGTATATTGGTTAATACCGTTTATGTTAGCATAATATCTTAAACCTGTATCAAAATTACCAATCATACGAGAACCATCCCACCATCCCATAATATTGGCTGATGCGTACGATAAGTTCTGTAATGACGAACCTGAGTAGTTATCAGGGGTTGCTATTGGTGGTGCAGACATTGTAGCGGTAATAGTACTACCCAATCCCTGCATAAAACACACGTTAGCTGAGCTTGAACTGCGTGGTACCGCATATAACATCCCGGAAATTTTAAAAGTGTTCATCTTATGATTAGCGGTTAATCCTGAACAAGATCCTACACTGTTAACAGATCCAATTATTGCCATGTTGGTTGGATTATATGTAGTTCTATACATTGTGCTACCGGTTACAGCTTGCCACAGTACAATATTATTAGCATCTACTACTTGTAGTGCAACGTTCGCATGCACATATTGACCAAATGTAGTAGTATAAGTGGGAGCTGCAGGTGACACGGTTAACATCTTAACAATCTTAAAGTTACTAGCTGTTGCCACCGGCGCCACCATATGAGTATTACCTTGATGATCAGATACTATATCGGTAATACGCACCGCTTCACTCCATGTTGCTAATGTGATTGACCCATTTGATCCATCTACAGCAAATGTACTTCGTAACACTCGGGTAATTACTGGAGTTGATGATGTAGTATATGGTGCACAAATAATATGAGTTGAGTTGATTGTGAAAGTAAAACAGCCGTTTGATATTGCTAAATGGGATAGTGAGTCATCACGTGTATCAATTCTAGTTAATCCATTACTTGAGCCGACATACATATATCGCTCACCATCATACTTAATATCAAAATATTGATAGGTTGAGTTAATAAATGTATACGTACCTAATAATATGTTGACTTTACCTAGATATGAACCTTGCATCCCGTTCGTGATGTAGTAAAATGGTCCGGATGAAGCTAGAAACTCCGGTCTCCAACCAGTTGATACTGTAGTGGGAATTAACGCTGGGTTTGTCCAGTATCCTGCATTATCCGCATTAAAATTTTTCCAGTGGTTATTTAATAACCAATGATCTGCCAGTGTACCGCTTGGATTATAATTACCATCTGAATCGATATTAACTTGAATTTTGTTCATGTTAAGACCAGCTTGTGATAATACTTTTAACCCGTAAATTTGACCGTAGTTAGAAACGTTAACTGCGGTGTAATCTGCAATAGGTTTAAGTGGTAGCACCAATCTCTTTGATGTATCCCATGTGTTAGCCGTAAACTTGTTGCCTTGATTACCTAAGTAGTATATAAATGCACCTTGACCTGTAGATTGCCAATGTGGGTAGTGCGTAACACCATAATCACACGCAAAGCCCTTTGCAGCATTGAATGATGTAGCCCCAGATCTAGTACGCGGCATACACCATAGTGTATGGTCGTTGCTACCTAATGGTCTAGATGAAAATGAAGTTGCACCTAACATCCACAACGATGATGATACCCATCCCCAACAAGGTGCAGGAGAGACTGTTGCAGAATCAGCTATATCTTCACGTTGAGATTCAACCACACCAGCCCAAACCGATGGTTCGTTTGCCATATACGTATGTAAGATGCACCATCTTGGATTTAAGAAAATTATTATATCGGTTGCATCTAATCTATAAGGAATAGATGCTGAATCAAAATAGGTCCATGATTCATTTTGCGGAATATGGTTCATAGAATCCCATACTTCACATGTACTAACGTTAACCTCTTGCATCATTGTATTCCAACGCAAGATAATGTTTTTATATGTGATACCGTCTTTATTTAATGAGCGGAATACTTGTGTGTATATAATACTACCAGGTGTTGATGTAGTGGTAGTAAATGTGTCGAATGTGGACCACCCTGTTGTTCTTACCGGGCTAACACCAGTAATAGCATCTGATACAGCTTGCGTTAAATCAGAAAACGAACTATACACTGCGCCTGCAATAGATGTTGTAATCTGTACAGTATTGGTACCCGGTGAGGCGATTGTTAAAGCCATTGTAAAAACTCCAAATAATAGTTAATTTGTTTGTATTAATGATATGTATATATCAATGTACCCTATATGTTATTTATACCATATTTATTATAGATAGCTTATAGCAACTGAAAGATCTCGCCCACTAGATGCATTTATAATATCTACTGTTAAATAATCAGATTCAATTAATGCAATATTTACATTTGATAATACTGTTGACGTGTACGAATCTGCATCAACACTTAAATTTAATATCACAGTACCATTTAATAACAGGTTTGCATATATTGACGAGGTTGCAGGTGATCCAACTGTGCATTGTATTTGAGATATAGTAGCTAATCGACCAGGGTACCATCTTGAAGTGCCAATAGTTGGTGATAGTATACCGATATAGTTCATTCTCGATGTAAATAATGCAGTACTGGTATATGGAGTATACTCCATCACTAGTGTTAAATTTGATCCACCGGATGCAGATATTACATCAACAGTTAAATAATCATTTACGCTTAATGTATATCTAAGTTCAGAAATTATGGTGGACCGGTAAGTGTTGGGTTGTAGTGAAATTGTTTGTAGTAATTGCCCATTTTTCCGTACACCAACTTGTATTGTACTAGTGGATGATACACCTACATTAATTGATAAACTGTTAATCATAATTGTAGATGATGGATACCATCTACTCGTACCTGTTATTGGTGTAAGTGGTCCGATTAAATTTAATCTACTAATAACCGTAGCAGTACCACCAACCGGTCCTATTGGACCTGGAGCGCCATCTGCACCATTTATACCATCAATACCATCTACACCGTTCGTTCCATTGATGCCATTCACCCCAGCGGGTCCAGTCGCACCAATAGCATATGTTAGCGCGTTCCAGTTGAGCACACCATCCCCAACCTTACATTTACTGGTATCTAATTCAACACCTAACTCACCTTCAGCTAATATCGGGTTAGCGTTACTCCACTCAGCAGCGGTACCACGTCTAAACTGTATTCTACTTGCCATTAAACATGACCTCCGTCAATTACCGGTAATCCACCGTAATTCGATAGTGGTCCACCACCATCTAATAACCCTGATCCACTGTCTGTTGCTGCCACCACTATATTACCAGACCCTATCAATGAGTTTCCGTTAATTGTTTTTAATGTTATCGCTTCCGATGATCCGTTTACTACTCGACCAGTGGGATCTACAGTAACTGATGTGTAGGTTCCTGGAACTACACCGTTAGCTACTAATGATAAGGTAGGTGAGCCGGCAGCAGATGTTATATCACCAAAAAACGCAGGTATTTGAGCAACATTTAATTGACCGCTATTATTAAGTGTAGCTATGGATCCACCAGTAGCATTACTATCCATTTTAAGCGATAAAATAGAATCTATAACCGCTATAGCACTGATCAACCGTGGAACATCATCTACTATACGATTATTAACGTTAGGTAGAGGTATACCGTAATTAGTAGTTACATTATTGATTACATTAGTCATATTCTAGTAATAATTATTATCGTAGTAACTGGTATTTAGTAGAATGCTCCTAGTAGCGATCCGTAGAGTGTACCATTATTTGTAAGGGGACTGTAGGCTACCCCCACCACCGCATACCCTGCCTTTCCACCGGGTGTTCGTGTAACGTATAAAGTATTAGGGTATCCACCTTTACCACCATCTGAGCCCCATGCACCACCACCCCCACCGCCAGCACCACACGAAGAGTTAGCACCATATTTATACTGCCAGCCCCCAGTTCCTGCTGGTCCCGCTAACCCAGGAGTGGTTCCTGATGCAGGGTAAAGATTGGTGCCGTTCTCAGTACCAACGATATAAAAGAGGTTTCCGGTAAAATAGTACCCTTCATTAGTACTAGCGTTACCACCTTGACCACCATTACCGCCTACAGTTCTTGATGCTGAAGTACCATCAGATCCGCGACTTACACCTTGATACCAGGTGTACCCATAATTTAAATACTCCGCTGAGTATTGCCCTGAGCCTGCTGGCCCGTACGGTGCACCACCACCGCCACCACCGCCGCCAGAGAAGAAGGTGGTACCACTAGCCCCACCGCCACCACCACCAGCTATTACACCATTGTTGATAATAGTTATTGCGGATCCAGGGTATATACCATTACCACCAGAACTTTGATGTGAGCTGGATCCCCAACTACTACCGGATCCACCTGAACGATCACCAATTCCACCAGCACCACCACCACCAACTATTAATCCGTTATTAATAAATTTTGCTCCCTGGTCAACAGCGGTTATATTTAGCGCACCTAACCCACCACCTCCCCCATATATATTACCGTTGTTTATAATTGTTAGTGACCAATTAGCTGTACCACCTGCTACACTTAGCTGAGAGGTTATATTTAAATTAATATTTAATGTTCCGTTTTGACCTGCAATATACCCAGTGGAGTACGTGGTACCAGTAAGTGTAATACGTAATTGTTTTGGTTTATTGTCAGCGTTAATTGGTCGGTTCCACTGATACAATAAAGAGTTCCATGTAATTAATCGCAGATAAGATAAGTCTAATGTAACAGTGTACATCGGGTTATATAATTGAACTGGTGTCGCGTTAAGAATACTACTAGTGGGGCCACGCCCATACGAATTTGTTGCATAAGCGGTAAATGTGTACGAGTGACCGTAAGATAATCCGTTTGTATAATTTGCAAATATTCCTGTGGAATTGGTAGATATTGATATGTTATCTCCAGTATTTACATCATATGCAATGACTGTATATAGTGTAATATTCGAACCGTTTATTGTAGGAGAACTAAGACTAACAAAAATGTATGGCTCTAGTGTATCAGCTATCTGTATGCTTGATAGAGTTGGTGCGTTAGGTATTGGAACCGGTGTTACTGTGGATACTGCACCTACACCACTACCGACTTCATTTGTTGCTACTAATGTTATACTATATTGAGATAAATTTGTTAGACCGGTAACAGTAATTGGTGAAGTCGCTGCGGTTGCAGTAAAGTTTCCTGGTTGCAATGTTGCAGTATAGCTAGTTATTGGTGAGTATCCGTTATATGCAGGCGCGGTAAACGCTATATCTGCAACAGTGTGGCCAGTACTAACTGATGTGATTGTTGGAGCATCAGCAACTGTTAGTTCTTGCACATAACTACTTCTACCGTAGCTATTTTCAGCCCGTATATTAAATTTATAATTTACCCCTGCGGTTAATCCTGTAACGGTAATTGGTGAACCAGTACTTGACCCGGTTAGTCCACCGGGTATAGAGATTGCGGTATATGTAGTTGACACTCCCGAGTTGTTTAAGTCATTAGGTATGAATGGTAGTGATACTTGAGTACCTGTAAACACAGGTATTCCTGGAGTAGGTGTTCTAAGTATTATATACTTTGCACTAACCTCACTTAACGGACTTGGACCAGTTATATTACTGGAAGCTATTCTAAAACTATCCGTAGTGTTTGGCGTTAATGATATTACAAATGGAGATGTTGCTTGAGTGTATGATACTTCATCTGATCTATACAGTGTATATGATGTTATTTTAGATAATACTGCATTACCTGGAGGTGTAAACGGTATAGTTGCTGTGAATGCGTCGGTATTCAGCGTTATAGTATCAAAAGTAGGAGGTGATGGGGTAACTATTGTGACGGGCCATACTTGATGGTGAATTGCATAAGCATGTGCTGCAGTACTCCACATACCACTAGCTGTTGACGAGCTAATAGAAACCGCTGTTGCTGAAATAACACCATCTAAATATTTACTCATATTCTATGATAATACCTCGTACCCAACAATAAATGTTAACTTATTTGCTGCACCGGATGTGACTACAATTGAATTATTCTCTTCTAGGTAAATAGACGCAGTTCGATCCACAGCGATTAGTGAAGCGTTAGCCGGCACAGATACTGTACTGATTATAGGGTACGCAATACCACCAGATGGTGTTGAGCCTTGACCTACTGCTCCGTTACTGTATATCGATACACTAGCGTTAATTGCGTTTGACCCATCTGCGTTGGCAACTAAGATACTATTAACTTTAACTAACGTATTACTGTTGACCGCGTTTGCGAGTAGAACTACACTAGTGTTTGATGGGGGTGTTATATATGCTGTTTTACCGTAAGTTGTTGTTACAGTTAACATGTTTGGTGTAGTCATGTATTCCTCTATGAACCAAATATTATATTCATTGTCATTGCACGTGCTGCTGATACCTGTACAGTATTGATGGCGGATACAACTCGACCTTTTATATCAACAGTTACTTGGTTGTACGTACCCGCAATAACTCCAGATGGGCTTAATGATAGTGTTAGTGTTGAGCCCGATGCTACTGCAGTTGCATCACCACCTATAGTAACGTTACCCCCCCCTACTAAACTAACATTATTTATAGATTTAATAGATGTACCGCTAACAAGTACTGGTTGCTTGCTACTTAACGCTAATTGCATAGCCGTTGATAATGGTTTCTCTAAATCGCTAGTATTGTCAATATGCGATAAACCTATCACGTTTTTTGTAATATTATTGTTAGTTAATACTATATTTGAAAGTTTTTTAGCCATTACATAATCCTATTCTTACTCAATTTGATACAGCATATCTCTTGTGGGAGTTGGTTGAATTATAGCTTGCGTTACTGTATCATCTGTATACATTGATGTGATATCACGTAAATATTGCCGGTATATTAACAATAGTGTTAGTCCAGTATCACTTAACTTGTGATCTGGTAATAATAAGTAATCCGTACGAGCTAATTGCAAGTCGCGTGCTGCTCGTAGTTCTTCAATTGATGCGTATTTTGACATTATTTTTATGCTGGCCTGTTAAATATTAAGTATTGAAATGGTGAGCCGTATGCACGCTGACTCAACATAATTCTATTATTCGGGAGTGCATTCAACTTTAAATATGATGTACCACCGATTGCAAGAGTACCTATCACTGTACTAGTCCATACTAGTGTTGATATATTAATAGATATACGTCGTAGTATCGTTGGATTACTTGATGCCTCAACATACAACCAGGTGTTATCACCATCTGGTATTGCACAACATCCTCCGAAATCTGGACTCGGTATTGGAAAATTTCCACCACCATTAATGGTTATTATATTATTAAGTGTCGTGCCACCTGTAGATGGATACACTCTAGTTCTACTACTATATCCGGTATATCTGTATACAATAGTAGGAGTGTGATACACTAATACACTACCATCACTAAGCGCAAACCCGACAAATTGTGATGAGTAATACTCAACACTCCAATCACCTGAACCAACCCAATCGTAATAAGATGTTGATGATCCAGCAAACACTCTTGCTACAATTTGATTAGATGAGTTTCTCCAATGCGATATACCGGATATTGCAGTGTTGGCTGTAGTTGAATTTGGCCCTAGAAATAACTGCATAACCGGGCTAGTACTGGTATTTGCACTGGGATCCTGAACATTAATGGTGAATGTACCATCACCTATAAATTCTATCTGGTGTATTCTGGTGGTTGAATTTGAGCTTGCATAACCTGCATTGACACCTCTCCAACCATTCCCGTATGCGTATGGTAATCCAAAAAATTGACCGTTGTGATCGTGTATTCCTTGGGTGTTGGTCGTACCACTAGTTCCAAACGAATCACCTGTATTATTAGCATTTAACCTACCCCAACCGTACCCCATCACGTGACCTGTGGTACCTGGCCATGGAATATTACCACTATAGTGGAACATACCTGATTTATTATCAGTCATTATTGAACACGTTGAGAAATCATACGGTGATGTGCTATTAGTCCACATCGTTGTTGTTGAGCCAACCGTTAAAGAGTTATCAGCGTTAATTTGAAACGGTAGCATTGTACCTTTGCATCCACCATTAGCTGTCGGTCTATATCCACCTTGTATTAATGCAAATTGCGCTACACCAGTGGATACACCATAAGTTCGTTGAATAAGCCATCCATATGATTGAGAATTTGTGTTACCCCAGGTAATATCAGTAAAATAATCTGATAACTGTATGATATTATTTGCCAGTACAGTTAACGCAGCTCCAGTACCACTAGTTGGAGCTGCGCTAGTCCACGTGGTGCCATTGCTTGTTAGCACATTACCTGACACCCCAGGCGACGTTAATCCTGTACCCCCCCAATTCGCACCCAGTGGATTACCTAAATTTAATGTAGGTATTGTAGTGATATATTGTGAACCACTAATAGTTAAATTACCATTTAGTGTCCAGGTAGTAGCTCCATTCGTATATATTCCACCATTATTTAAATATAACGCATAATTTGTAAGACCGTTAGTTGCATCACCATACAACCCGATGTTTGCACCACCTGCATGAGTGTCGTTCGAATACCCACCAACTCCAACTGCACTACCAATGTCACTACTAGTTAATGCGTGTGCTTTCCCGAACACCCCAACACCCCAAGCACCACTATTTGTGTAACCTGATCCGAATACACCCACACCATAAAACGACGCATTTGTTGCGTTACCAGTACCTTCTGCTAATAACCCAATATTATGTGATTCATTTTGTTGTGCCCCGATCGCGGTATTAGATATCGCAAGCGTTGTAAATGGAAATCTTGCAGTACTGGCGGTGGTTCCCATCATAACTTTACCGGTAATCACCGGTGATGTTATTGTTGGAGACGTTATTGTTGGTGCATTATTTAGAAGTACATCTCCGGTACCTATCGTTGTTAATCCGTAACCAGTTATTGTAGAAGGTTTATTTGTGATTGCGTTAAAATTTACACCTATTGATACTGCTGCACCAACTGCGGTAACCCTACCTTTTGCGTCTATAGTTAACGGATTAATTGTTGTCGCACTATTGTACGTGCCTGGAGTTACCCCGGTTAAAGATAATACAGTGCTTATAGATCCAGTCCATAAATCAGTACTACCTGACACTACATCACCTACTAATACAAGCTTTTGAGCATACGGTAATTGTTTTACATTGTCGACTAGGTTTAATCCAATGTCGTTAGCCGTCACTATAACGTCACCTACTCTACCCGCCACAGATTTTACTGCTCCGGTATATGGGTTTATCACTGTAGTATCAGTACTGTTTGCTAGTACTGGAATTTCTAATAACTTCCAATTAGTAGTTGAGGCAATATATGTCAATGTAACATACGTACCATCAACATCGAGTATCAGTGAGGTATCACTTTCAATTGTAATACCATTTGGTGGGTTTATTGTAACATTATTTGTATTAAATTTGCTAGCAACATCTATCACCCCAATCATAGATCCATCTGATATATTTGATGGTAATGTGATGGTTGTAGCAGTGAATGTTGCATCAACTCGAACTAAGTCGTTTGCTACCGCTGAATAATTTCCGGTTTTTATTGTTGTTGCTTTTAGTCCACCGGAGATATATAAATCACCACTACCTACTAATGATGTACCGTTAATTGATTTAATGTTGGTACCACTAGCTAAGATAGTCTGCTTTGCATCTAATTGTGTTTGTATAGATGATCGTAAACCTGAAGTGTAATTTAATTCAGTTGCAGATGATGTTAAACTATCTAATAATGTGTTTTGCGCGGCAGTTAAATGCAGTGATTGATTAGTGGTATGTGTTAGTGGTGTAGCGTCAACAATACCATATCCAGCTAAAGTGCTAGGAGTATTTAAAATAGATGTCCAATCTGATGCACCTCCTCCTTCGCCACCACCCCCACCAACTATTAATATATTACCTGGACCTAGGATCGATAACCCGTTAATAGTTTTTATATTAACTCCACTAATTAACGCATTCTGTTTACCAGCAATAGCTATAGTTGCAGCATTTGATAACGGCTTTAATACATCCGGAGTATTATCTACTAATTCTAACCCAATGTCATATTTGTTTAATACGATGGTACCTAACTTACCGTTTACAGATAATACACCACCACCTAATAATGTAGTTGGATTATCATTTGGAAAGGTTTCACCATTATCAGAGCACATAGCCCAAGTGGTGTTAATTGATCTTAGCGCGTCCGTGAGACCGTATTCAGCTATAGTAGTCGGGTTTGCTCCTACGGAGACCCTACCTTTTGCATCAACTGTAACCTTGCTATAGGTGCCCGGTGTAACCCCCGTAGCGCTTAAAGTTAGTGTGTTAGATCCTGCTGTCGATGTAATATCACCAGTAAATGCTGGTAATTGAGTGCTGGTTAAGCGACCATTTACGTCTAATGTAGCAATCCCATTAATCGTACCTATTAAATTACCATCAGCTTTTGCTGCCAACAATGCGTCGATAGTAACTATCGCTGTCACTATGCGAGATAAATCATCTACTACCCTATTAGCAATATAAGGTAATGGAATATAATAATTAGTGGTAGTATAGTTTGCTATTACGTTAGTCATCATCAACTCATATAAATGTTTGTATACTATTTATATTAATATTAATATAAATGTTTAACAGGGTACGTGGTGTCTAAATAACAATCGAACCCGTGTACCGCTGCACGCACAAAGAATGCTCTATCTTCCCATGCAGTATACGAAATATTATATATAGGTGCATAACTTACACCTGCGTGTAGTACAGCTTTTTTTATTAAATAACAACCACCCATCATCCCAACTTTATATAACCCGGGTACTCTTAATAACTGAATAGGAAAGTTACCAAACTCATAGAAATCCGACATCCATGCATTTGGCATCTCTTCTTCGTTATCTTTCCATTTTGTCCATATTACTTCACCAACAATATCTTTATTTAATGATATTAAATGCACTAGAGTATCTTGGTGTATTATTTGGTCGCTATCTACTGAAAAAAAGTAATCATAATCATTGGTTTTTGCATAATCTACTAACATATTACGCATAATTCCAACTTCCTTTAAATTTTTTGGAGTCCAATTATGTGGTTCGTACTTAGTGTTAGTATTAAACTCTACATATTCGTTATCTGATAGTAACGGTATTAGATGTGGTGAATTATGTAGTACAAAAAATAAATCAAACTCACCTTTCATGTTTCGCAACGAATTAAGATATTGCTCAAATATTACCGTAGTTTGATTTACTGGTGCACCTACTAATATTTTCATAGTCCGGCTAGAGACAATAGGTCAAATCCACCTTTGTAGTGATGTAGGGCTGAATTGTATATTACATATGCCGGTACTTGATATGTTTGAGTTAGTGTGTATGAAAATAAAATGTCTTCTGATGTATTATTGTTATTTGATTCACGCCATATATTAGCAGGTAATTTTTCTAATAACCGTCTATGTAAAAATACCCCTGATCCACCAAATATATTTGTAGGTTTTAATTCGTATTTACCATTAGGTGTATATTCTTTTAAATCTAATAGCTCAGCGGTATCTAATGACATGTTCCATTTTAATTTATTAGTAATACCTGGAACAAACATGCAGTCGATATCTGTTTGTTGTTCTACAAAATTAAATAACCCAGGTGTGGCTGGGCACATATCTGAATCGAGATAGAATAACCAGTCGGCTGTCGACATAGTTAAAAATCGACTCAGTAATTGATTTCTGCCTTTACATACCGAATATGCTTTTTGTAGATATGGTTTATGATTATGAGCGGTTAGCCACTCAACTACATTACTTTCAATTGACCCGGTGTGAGGTATGCAAACTTGTATCATATTAAATCCAATAAGTTTATAACACTATTAGTATCTTTAAGTAGTATTGCTGAATTACCAATAATACATGATTGTAATACATTCCAATTTCGTTCATCTAATGGAGTATCTACGAACGTAGTATATCCAAATAAACTTGCATCAACAGAGCAATTTGATATTTGTTTAATAGTTGGTTTACTACATCTATTATACCAATCTAGTTTTTCTAGGTATATACCATTAGTAAAGGTCTCAAACAATGGACATTGTTGTTCTTGATATTTTGAATTGGTAAAACATGGAACTAAAACTTGCGAGGTATCAATTTGTAAAGTACGTAAAAATTGCACTTCCCAAAATTTAGGTAAATAACAATCATTTGTAATTACTAATACCGCTCGGTTTTCTATAGCTAATTCAGGTTTATCAGTAACGGTAATTTTTACACTAGGTTCAGTGTTTGTATTATTAAATGGTGTTATGATATGAAATGAATTTGTATTAGCTTTTAATGTTTGTTCTAAAACATGATTTACCATATTAGCACTAGATACAACTATAATATCAAACATTATGTATTATGCATCAATAATCTTTCTGCAAAATAAACTTTTGCATTTGCAACAGATATATTACCAACATCGATACCGTTAGGGTAATGAATTGGTTCAACTGAAAGTACTCTCACATATTCTAAGTTTTCAGATAATAATTCATCACCTACTTGAACATCTTTAGCTTCACACCAAAACGTAATGCCATCTCTTCGTATCCAAACTTCGTGTTCTGGGGTTGGTTCAAGTACAATATGAGTCATTATTTAGCCTGTGTTGTGCATCAATAATCTTTCTGCAAAATAAACTTTTGCATTTGCAACAGATATATTACCAACTTGAACGCCGTCATCGCAATGAATAGGGTCCACCGAGGTTACACTAGTATATGATAGATCTGCTGATAAAAGCTCATCATCAACTAATACATCTTTTGATTCTACCCACATAGTAACACCGTTTCTACGTATCCATACTTCATGTTCTGGGGTTGGCTCTATTATAGAATTATTTGTGCAGGTTATACGTATTAAATCGTATGATGTATTTGTGTCAAGTACAAACGTTACTTTTTCGTTAGATATTTCATATGTGGTGGGATCTATAGCTTTAACAATATCACCGACTTTAATTTCACCCATTGGTTTTTGTGTATTATCAGCCATAGTGATTAATGTTTTTAATGGTAAACATGTCCAAGTTATAGCTAAATTGCCAAATACCCCAGATGCTACATGAGTCGCCTTGATGAACCCATTCCCACCTCCGCCAGTTACTGCAGTAATTTTTACGTTTGCTGCAGTAACTGTTAATGCTGGATTGGCTGACACACCTACATAACTACCAGTTATTGCCCATGATAATAATGTACAATTCGTACTGGTGGTACTATTAGAATAGGTAATCAATACCGTCCATACCGCAGATGCCCATGTACCCCAGTTAAAGCTTGTTGTACCGCTAACCACAATTGATGTAATTGACGGAGGTCCATTACTCTTCCCGTGTCCGTCACTCATTGCAATAGTACCACTAGGTTTTACAAACAAAGTACGGACAGTTGTTTGATTCATTTGAATAGAAGTAGTACCCGTTAATGCTAATTCAACATTAACTTGGTTTAAGGATATTGCTGATCCTGCTGTGGGTAATGCCATATTATATCTCTATTTGTTTTAGTTGACTAATAGTGGTGCAGCTATCAATTTCTACAATTTTTGGAATTTCTTGATCTAATAATGAGTCAATATAATCATCAACAGCAATCAACATAGTCATCAATTGATCTTTTGTTACAGAAACTTTAACTTTATTATTATACCAACTACAACTTTCACCGTCAGCTAATCGAAGTATTTTTGTCATAATAAATAACCGACCCCAATTTGTAGCAGATACCGTAAATGTAACCCCATCTACATCTACTTCAATTGGTGTGGTTTCTAAAACATCTAATTTATTTCTTAGATTTTGTTTAAGAGTCGTTTTAATATGTTCGATTGATTTTAATGTTGGTGTATATGTACCAACAGCTTTACCTGATGTTAAATCCCATGTAATATCTGTACCATCGAATAGAATATTATCAAACCCGGTATTATTGTTTATAATATCTACCTGGTATATCTTTAACGTGTCTGATACTGCTAACGGAGTACTAATAGGTACAATACCTTGTTTGTATGCTAATATATCAGTAGGTAATAAATCATCAACACCATTTTGATTTAATATTTTATTAAATTCACTGCTATTCCAATTCATTGGACCTAAAATTATATCACCTGATAGTGTTACAATAAATTGCTCTGTGCCAGTGTATTCAGTAGATCTATTCCATGGTATTTCTTTCTCTACTATTACCGGTATTTTAATACCTAGTAATTTTTCATCTAGCTGCAGTTTAATATTATCTATATCTTCGACTTGACTAATCCAATCAAACACTAACTCAGCTGTTAAGCTATTATAATCAATAAAGTTATTAGGATCAACAGAATTGAAATACGTGTCGTTATATACATCTGCTACATACGTATCTTCTTTAACTTGATATCTCCAAGTAACCCGTTTAACCACGCTAGTTAAATTATCGACTGAAGGGGTGGTATATAACGATAGTATCTCGTAAGTATATTCTTTCATTATTTACCACCTTTTAATTTATTAACTTCAATTGTTAGTTCTTTAATTGCTTCAATTAGTAACGGTACTAGTTTTTCATACTGAACTGTCTTATAATTCTCACCACTAATTGAGAACTCATTACCGTCTAGATCTCGCCCAATATCAAATGGCGCGGGTACTACGATTTGAGGTAATATCAACTCAACTTGTTGCGCTATAACTCCAACTTGTTGTGATTGATTAGTATACCCGTAAGTTGCTGCAAGATCGTTTGCATTAAATGTAACACCATTCAATTGCAGTACTTTTTCTAACGCGTTTGAAATATTTACAATATTAGTTTTTAATCGTTCATCTGAATAATACGCAGTAATGTTATTAGTTGCTCTAATTTCACCGGCGGTTGCTGATGCTGCGGTACCGATACCGATTGAGTTGAATTGTGAGTTTTGAGTGGTGCTCGTAAACGAAGCAGCCGTACCGGTGGTGTTTTGATTAAAAGTTGGCCATGTAAACGTGCCAGTGCTAAAATTACCACTACCCGGTGTGCCTAGCGCTGTAGGTGCTGTAGGGGTGGAAGATATCCAAGTAGTCCCGTTACTGGTTAATACGTTCCCAGTAGTACTTGGTGCAACTACCTGTAGTGCACTCGTACCATTACCCAGCAGTACATTATTAGTAGCTAACGTTGCAGCTCCTGTACCACCATTAGCAACTGTTAGTGCGTTAGTTAAGCTTAGTGTTGGTACTGCTACTGTATAGGCTCCACTAAATGTTAAGTTACCACCCAAGGTCCATGTCTGTGCAGCAATATTAGTAATGTTTCCACTACTCATGTATAGTGCGTAATTATTAGTCGCACTACCACTAGCTT